ACATGCTTGTTGACATGTCCATGGGATCAATGAATCTCTCACCATTAATACCCATAATCGCTTCCTGCAACGTCAAGACGCGAATGTCTGGAATAGTACCTACTTTTTCCATAAGAGGCTCCATCCAATCTTGCCTAGCTCTTTCAAGTTCATCTGGCTTGAAAGTGTCACCTGGATTTGCCAAATGCTCCAACACAGCATTATAACATTTCCAATTGGGTTCCAATTTCGGTGGACCCCATTGGTTTTCAAAACCAAAAACATCAGCTACATCATCTGATAAAATGCTTTTGACAACGCACGATTTCTGTTTCGTGCGCAATTTAGTGGCACCCAAAACCACAACAGCAGCTTCATCTGGCAATCTAGAAGCAGCTGCATGTGGATGTACAGGTCCGGTGATAACCTCCCTATCCATGATCATCTCCGGCATCGGACTGGGCTCAGATCCCACAAAAACACCATTAATGTTTTTCAATTGCTCCATCCACCGCAAATGATCTGACAAAAGTACTGTTTCCATTACACCATATGCACTACTAGTTCCGCCAATGTGGAAACCTAGTACGACAGGTTTGGTTCCATCTTGCACTATCGGGCCCATACAAGCGCCCACTTTGGCAAGTTCCGAATTATATGACCCACCATAAAAACTGGCATAACGGTGAGACATTTGGCCAAATTTAACACTGATACTATCATCCACGACATCGTATTCAGTATTACGCAAAACCAATTTCGCCATACACGAACCTTCCGGTTTCGTTGTTGGCAAAAATCCCGTTGTTGTTCCCAAATCGGGGCATTTGGAAACATTGACCACCACCAAATCAATATCCGTAAACACGCACATTGATGCTGCAATTGTTTGCTCAAATTGAGAGCCAGGCCCTTTGCCTCGCACTATTTTAGCTTTCAAATGCTTGTGTGGTTCTTTAGTCATATCGCAGTCTGTGTAAAACACATGCTTCGGTATCCACATGACTCCTTTCTGGGGGAAAAATCCATTACACCGCGTTGCACTACCATCTGGACGGGTAAAATCAATGATAACGATGTTTTTTGTGATCTTAGTGATCACTTGTGAAGTGGATGCATGCTTGACAGTGTCTTGGGAACCCACTGTTACACCCATTTTGTTGATAAAACCAAACCAACCTGGACTTTGATCAGTAACCAAAGCGTTTGGTTCCACATGGCTATCAATCCACATTTTAGCAGCTCGCAGCGATATAATAAACGTCGCTA